TAAAGTTATCATACATTTGATCAACTGATTTAAGGAGATTATCCAAAGTTATTTTTGAAATAATTTCTTTCTTAATCTTTTGGTCTTCGATGTATTTAAGGATATTATCAGCAAACCATTTATTTTCATCAATCTTATTATTATTACTTAATCCGATGACATTATAAATATTGATCGGTGAAATCTCATCACTTTTCATTAAAATTCTATTTATAAATATTTCAATATCATCATCGTGTAATAAATCAATCATTGATAAAGCAATAATGCAATCTTTAGTTTTCTTACTATCTATAACCATTCCTAAAGCTTGATTTGATGTTAATCGTGGCGTGCTTGCAGGAACTACACAAATAATTAGTGTATTATCTTGTTGAATATACTTATTAACGATTGCTTTACTTTTCTGTCGCAAATTATCAGGATATTCAATAATTCCGGGCAAATCATAATAAGTGCTGGTGATAACATTTGGATTCTTAAATAAGATATGCAATTCATCTTCGATAATATCATCAATTTCATTCATAATTGAAGTAATTTTCTCTAAAATCTTTTCTTTACTTTCAATTGAATAACAATTACCTTTAAAAGTCACTGAATAATATTCGATTTCATCATTGACTAATTGAATTTTAACAGGGCATTTAGTGCATCTATTCTTATTTATAGGAAAGATATCACATTTAAGGATATTAGAAATCAAAGAAGATTTGCCACTGCTTTCATTTCCAATAATAGTAATAATTGGTAACTTAAAATCTTCTGTCGGAATCTCCATTTTCTTAATGATATTATGAAAGATACCAAATGTAGAATTATTTAATTTTTGAAAGATATTCATTCCAGAGAAAAACTCTTGACTAACAATCGGCTTAATATTCTTCTTAAAGAATTGCATTTTTTACTTATAAATTTAAGTAATTATAAATAATCATTTTTTTTTATTTAAAAATTTATTATAATAGTTATATGAATATAAGTAGTAGTTATAATGATTATTTCAATTATTATAGATAATAGAGAAACAAAGATTTATAAAGAATTGATTGATAGAGATTTAGATAAATATAAAGATAATATTAATATTCAAAAAGAACAATTGGATCTCGGCGACATTCACATCAAATTCAATGATTTCATTTATATATACGAAAGAAAGACAGTTAAAGACCTTTTATCATCTATAAAAGACGGTAGATATAAGGAACAAAAAACCCGCTTATTATCCTTAAATAAATCAGAGTATAATATTAATTATATTATTGAAAATGATTCTATAACTTCAAATAAAGATTTCACAAATCAAAAGGTTCTTACAAGTGTTTATATAAATTCAATTTACAGAGATAAGATTAATGTTTTTTTCACAGCAAATGTAAGTGATACCGTTTCCTTTTTATTATTATTAGTATCAAAAATGATTGATAAACCTGAGAATTTTATTAATAATAAAGATGATGATAATAAAGATAATGATAATAATTATATAGATGTATGTAAGATAAAGGCAAAGAAAAATGCAAATATAGATAAAGAAACCTGTTATTTATTGCAATTATCACAAATACCTTCAATTTCAAAAGAGATTGCAAAAAAGATTAAGGATATCTATCCATCATTAACAACTCTCATTAAAGCTCTCGATGATTTAAAGGATGATAAAAATAAACAAATAGGATTATTGACAAAGATTAATGGTATTGGTAATAAAAAAGCATTAGTTATTATTAATTATTTACTTTAATAAAATAATCTGGAATATTTTCTTATTAATGATCGAATATCAATTCTTTTTTTAACATCAGGTTCTAACATTTTTCTGATGATTTCAAAAATGCCTTTAGGAATCTTATTTATTTGTTCTTCTCCGTATAAAATAATTATATGTAAAACTGATTGATATAAAACGATACCTAATTGATAAATATCAAGTTTAGAACCAAACAATTTATTAATTTTTCGGGTGCTGTTTCCATAACCTTTCTTTAAATCATTAAAATCTTTTGTGTAATTAATAGAACCTTCATAAATATAATTATATAATTCTTTTGTTAATTGATAATATTCCGGATATTTATCTTTAAAATTATTTATACTTAAAATTTTATAATAAATTATTTCTAATAAAAGCGATGAATTTAAATCAAAAGGTTCTATTATTGAATCTGTATCATTTAAATATAAAGGGTATTCATCTGGAAAATAAAATAATTGTTCATCTTTCGTAAAACTCTTTATTTCTAATAAATTATCAAAATTACATAATAAGCCAAAGTCAATTAAAATTATTCTTTGACCATTGAAAAGCAAATTATCTAATCTTATATCACTATGACTTAATTTATTATCAATCAGTAATTTAATTCCTTTAAATACATTTATAAATTTTTTAAAATATTCGAATGCATCAAAATCAGAATATTTAGTATTTAAAAAACTATCTAAATCAATTCCGCCATCTTCATAAATCAATTGATAAACTTTATCACTTTCTCTAAGTAATTTACAATCATCTATTTTATCAGTATTTTCTCTTATAAAATGAATATCTTTTTCGCAAAAATCAAATAATTTAATAGTGAATTCATTATGTTTATCTATTTTTGCTATTTTTTGATGTATATCAAGTTCTGTTTTATAACTATCATATTCATCAAATAACTTTGCGACAGTTCCTTCAATCAATTCTTTTTTTTCTAAATCACATTTAAAAGCTGGTTTTGCAACACATCCATAACTACCACTGGCTAAATAAGTGCTTTTACTCATTTTTATTATAAAGATTTCACTTAAAATAAAAATAGATATAAAAATAATAATGTCATTTGGTGGAGCAATTAAAGAATTGAGAAGTAAAGAAGAAACCGCAAATGCTGGTCTAAAATGGACTATAGAGGAAGATAAGCAATTAGAGGAAGAAATGGAAGAATTCGCAACAAAAACTTATGAAGAAATTGCTTTAAATCATAAAAGAACTGTTACAAGTATAAAATCAAGAGTTATATCTCATATTATTTATCCAAAATATAAAGAAACAATTAATGATAATATCGAAAACATAGCTATTGAATATAAAATAGATGATTACCTAATTATGAAATATTTATTTAATTTAACTAAAATAAATATTAAAAATGATAAAAAGAATGATAATGATAAAAAGAATGATAAAATAATAGAATTATTGGAACAAATAAATAATAAACTTGATAAAATATTAATTTTTTAAAAAATGATTAATTTAAATTTTCATTCAAGATAAATATTCAAATGAATCGTCCTATTTATAAATTGAGAGATTGGATTGATATAAATAAGATTGACTTTACGGTATTATCTAAAAACCCATTGTCTATTGATTATTTTAAAAAGAATCCTTCAAAAATTAATTGGAATTATATGTCATTAAATCCAAATGGTATTGAATTATTAGAAAAGAATTTAGACAAGATTAATTGGAGTTATTTATCAAGAAATGAAAACGCCATAGGTTTATTGAAAAATAATATAGATAAAGTTAATTTTGAAGAATTAGCAATGAATTCAAATGCATACGAGATTTTAAAAGATCCCAAATATAAAAATAAGATTAATTGGTTTTCTTTGTGTAAAAATCCAAGTGCTGTTCCATTACTTCGTGATAATAGAGATAAGATTTACTGGACAGCTTTATCAGCTAATACAAATGCTATTGATCTCATTAAAGAAGAATATGAAAGACATCCCGATAATATCAATTGGTATTTATTATCAGGTAATTATAATGCTATGGAATTATTAAAAGAAAATAAAGAAATGATTAATTTGAGAATGTTATGTTTAAATAAAGATCCAGAGGCAATTAAAATAATTAAGGAGAATTTGGACGATAGAATGGTTGAATGGATATTATTATCATATAATGCAAGTGCTATTGAAATTCTTGAAGAAAATCAAAATAAAATTGACTGGTCTATATTGTCACTGAATCCTAATGCAATTAAATTATTAGAAAAAGAAAAAGAACGAATTAATTGGGTAAATATTTCAGTTAATCCAGCAATATTTGAATTAGATTATGAAGCAATGAAAATGAATTTTCAAGAAATGGAAGAAGAAATAATTAAGGAAGTTATGAAACCGTCAAGAGTATTTAAAAATCCAGAAATTGATTATATTGAATTATTATTCGATGATTAAGAATTTAGGAAATAATAAAGAACCAAATATCTTTTATAAAAACTATTTTTATCAATATTATTATAAATATTATTTTCAATCCAATTTTTAACATAAAACCCAATCATTGTTAATGATTTACTAATTGAATAATCAGCGATCAATGCCGAGATTTCCCACGAAGTCTCATATTTATCAATCGGATTCGCAATGATATCAAAATAATATTTGTATTTTCTTTTATTATAATCAAATGTATATCTCACTAAATACTCTTTTTTCGATTTAATTAAATATAGATATTTATAATTCATATTATTTTTATTAGATTTATTGATAATAATCAATGGTTTTACATTACTTTTAATGATATCATAGACATTTAATAATGAATCATCATTTTTATAATTATTATTATCATCAATTAATTCATAATTAATTTTAATTTTATCAATTACTACATTCATTACCTCATTATTCATATCATTTACATTTACCACTTCGTTTTTTGAAAATTTATTTTCAATCAAATCAATAGTTTTCTTTGGTGGTTCATCCAAATATTTTAAAATTAAATAACTACTATGATTTTTAATTTTTAAATTATAAATATTTGGCAATTTAATAAAACTTATTAATGAATCTTGAACAGACTTTTTAATTAATAGATTAATACTTATCACATTGAAAGCATTTGAATAACTACTAAGAATTGCCAATAGAAAAAGACGAATAATTTGTTTTTGCATTATTATTTATAAATAATCAAATTCTTAAATAAGAAATTGTAATAAAAATAAATAGAAAAAGAACGCTCCTAGAAGGGCTCGAACCTTCGACCTAACGGTTAACAGCCGTTCGCTCTGACCAACTGAGCTATAGAAGCGTATTTATATATAAAATCTAATCCTTATATCATTTTTTAGACTGTTTATTTTCCTTAGGCTTTGCTGGTAAATTATAAGGTTGTATATAAAACGGTCTAAACATCTATTTTATATTTATATTATTTTTCATCTAAATTTAAAAAAAAATGAAATTTGGATGTTAAATTAATAATCACCCAACATGGAGTCAAGGACTGTCGTTGTGAATATTAATAAACTCCGCGAGCGGAGGGCGTTATGCAATCAGATCAAGACTTTCGCTATGAATGCAAATGGAATCTTATTTGGCGGAATGGTCAGAGACGATATCATCGGTAACCACTACAGAAAACAATTCATCAAGAAGGGATTAGATTTCGATAAGTATTGGGATGCTGATTATGACGAGGAAACAAAACATCGTCTGATCACTCCCAATGATATGGATGTCTTTTTCAGAACGGAAGAAAACACCGTCAGCTTCTTGCAGAAGTTGCAAGAGTTCGTTAAAGATTTTAACGGAGTCGTAACGGTTAGAGAAGATGTGAATTTTCGTCAAGTTGCCTACACGCCGATGCATGCTTATCTTAAGCATAAGATAGTCACAGTCGTTCTCTATGTTGGTCGCACACTTTTCAGAAGTGGCACTACAATCTGTCTCAACATTGACATCATCGATTTCAAGAGAAATGATGGCAATATGCTGAGCTCTTATGATTATGGTCAAATAACAAGAACAATTGAACCGCCGTTCAATAATCTTGATTTCTTATGTAATGTCTTCATTATGGAAAAGTCAAGTTCAGGGGATCACAACATCCGCATTTCAAATTCGACAGGAACACCAATAGACACGCTCAGTTTCACTGAGAAGCATAGTTTTTCGGCAAAAGTTATTGATGATATCATTAACTTCCGAACACAATTTGCGCGAAATGTTGGTGGTTATTATGCTGAGTATATCAACAGCTATCGGATTATGAAGATGATCAATCGCGTGAATCCTTGGAATATTACTAATCTTCCGTTTCGTTTCACAACTACGGATGAAGTCACCGACATGCCAGATGCCGATTGTTGCATTTGCGTGGAAGGAATCAAGACCGGACAGCGAGAAATTGTTGAAGTTAATACATACAAAGCAAAACGAGGCAATTATTTGCATCGCACATGCTTTATCGATTATATGATTAGGGAGCAGCGTCAGCAATATGTCAGTGAGGAGACTCGAGAGATTGAATGCAGATGCCCTTTCAGGGGTCTGTTCAATTTCAGGGAATGCCACAAGCTCATTAATTTTGAGTAGAGAAATGATTTAAAAATAAATAGAGATTCCATATATATGGAGTTTTTGTTTATTAAACGAATTGTTGATAAAACTCTTTTTGAGTCAAAAACAATAATTTATAATGATTTATTTAATTATCATTCAGAAAAAACAGAATTGATTAAATATTCTAATAATAATAAGACTGATGATACCAATGATGAAAATAATAAGACCGATAAAGACGATTATGAATTTGTTTCTTTGACGCCTCTAAATGAAAAGGAAGAAGAAGAGATAAAAACTTATTTATCAGAAGTCAAAGAAGAAATTGCGAGAATTGAAAAAGTAATTGAATATATGATTGTAAATATATCAGATATTCATAAAATTAAATTACTCAATTATAAGACTTATGATTATGACAATACGTCTAAATTTATTAAATCGAAGGTAAAAGCAAAGGCTAATAGTCATAACTTTGATATCATTAAATTTATTCTGAAAAATAAGATTAATAAAGATGAAGTTCTGATGAAAATTAGAGAAATGATAGTAAAAGATGTTGGATCTTCGATTAGCGAAAATAAATTAGCAGTCTATTATCTCATTATAAAAATCATTGATTTCTATAATATTTATTATAAATGTCTCAATTATTCGCTCAAACTACTTGAAGAAAACCCTTATATCTATAAAGAAAAAGATGAATGCCTTTCAATTATTGATAAAAAATTCATAAATTTGACTAACGATGAACTTATTTTTTATCATTATGATCAAATTAAAAATGCATATTCTACGAATAATAAACACGGAGAAATGATTGTTGTAAAAAGAGGAACAGATAAAAATTTTGAAATATTATTTAAATAATAGAAGATGAGTAATAAAAAATTTCTTATCAAAAAGTTATTAGATTACCCTGAGATATCCAATTATGAATATATATCATTAATTGATAAACAAAATAAATTTATTGAAAATGAATTTAATCATAATGAATTAAATTTAATTAATAATAGAATTGATCTTTATAATGAAAAACAAATGATTATTAATTTACTTAAATGTCCTTCGACTTAGCGAACATAAAATTCAAATGCAATTGATGCATTACAACCTTTAATTTCAGTGCCACCCCACTTATAATGATCTCTGCAGGAAAAATCAGACATTCCAATACCACAAGCAGCATCACTAGTATAAATTTCATGTCCTTCATTATTCCAAACAAATCCCCATCGAACTCTGAAGTTTTCAGGTGCCCAACTGGTACCTGGCTTTTCCCAATTAATACCATAGAAATTAAAGCCATATTGACGACTCCAAAGATTAGTTCCGGTTACTAATTTATTCATTTTATCTAAATCTTTTGCGTGATTAATATTATATCTTGGTAAAAATGATACATTATTATTATGTTTATTAAAACGACCACCCGTACTACTTCTATC